GCTCAAGCAATGCAAGAACAGCAAATGATGCAAATGGCGCAAGAAAATCCTGAAGCTGTTGCTCAAGTTGCCCAAGCCGCTACACAACAACAAGGATAGATTATGGATGACGACTATGGAATGAGGCATAATCCAGCTGATGGTAAAAAATACACAGGCTGGAAAGGTGTTCATACAAACAAACAAGGGCAAAAAGTAACTGAATATTCTATGGGGTTTGGTATAGATGGCAAAGAGATAGAGATACCTATGATTGTTCCATCTACTACAAAAGCAGAATTAAATAGAATTTTGAATGGAGAAGATGTTACTGAAGCTATGATTAAAAAAGCAACTGAACATGCAAGAATGAGAATAAAACAAGGCAAATCGCCTTTTAAAAATCCAGAGGATGACAAATAATGGCTGGATGGGATGACTTAGAGCAAGCATTACCGCTTGATACTAGAGATGTACAGCAACAAAGAGATGATTTAGACCGATTAGTGCTTAGAGTAATAGGCAATGAAGAAGGTCAAAAACTAATGCAATGGCTGCGCGATGCAGTTGTTGAGCAACCTGTCGCCTTGCCGGGTAGCGATCCAAGTTACGCTTACTACCGTGAAGGACAAAATAGTATTGTAAAGGACTTAGAAGCAAGGTTAATTAGAGCAAGGAAATTATAATGAGCGAAGAAACAATCGAGCCTAGTGTTCAAGAAGAAACAACTCCTGAAGAAACTGGCCTACTCGATTCAGCAACAGTCGAAAATGAGGAAGCCAGCTCATCAGATCCACAAAAAGTAGAAATAGATCATCGTGATCCCGCTGAATTAGCAGCACAAGATGACGAGCCATTAGAAAGACCAGATTGGTGGCCCGAAAACTTTTGGAAAAAAGATGATTCAGAACCTGATCTAGAAGGGATTGCAAAATCTTGGATGGATCTACGCAAACAAATCTCACAAGGAAAACATAAACCACCGGCAGATGGCAAATATGATGCTACTGCTTTTGGCAATACGCCAGAAAGTGATCCAATTAGACAACACGTTATGAATTGGGCAGCTGAATACGGCGTTAGTCAAGCAGCATTAGATAATTTAGTAGGCCAAGTTGTAGAAATGAACGAAGGTACAATGGAAACTTTTGAAGCTAATATTCAAGAAGAACGTAAATCTCTTGGCCCAAATGCTGATGCTCGAATTGGTAGTATGGTGAAATGGGCATCTGGATTAGTAAACAAAGGTGTTTGGTCAAAAGATGATTTTGAAGAGTTTAAAGTTATGGGCGGTACAGCTAAAGGTATTGCTGCATTAGAAAAACTTCGATCAGCTTATGAGGGCAAACTTCCAGTAGAAACAACTCCGGTAGAAGGCGCACCAAGCAAAGCAGAGCTTTATGCTATGGTTGCTGATGAACGCTATCAAACTGATCCATCATTTAGGCAAAAAGTAGAACGAGCATTCGCTCAAAACTTTAGCTAGTCTTTCTTGCAATAGCCTTGATTTAATAGTAAAATTGGATCAAGGCATATTGTATCTATTCTGTATACAACCCTTAACGCAAGTAATCTTGACGACTGGCTATCGTAAATAGCAAGCACCGGCCCAGATTCTCTGGCATACCACAGCGATTAATTTTTTATTAATTTCTATAAGGAGAATAACAATGGCTATTGGTTTATCTAATGCTTTTGTTTCACTCTTTGATGCCGAAGTTAAACAGGCGTACCAAGCTAAAGCACAATTAGTTGGTGCTACACGCATGAGACGAGGCGTTGAGGGTGAAGTTGTGAAATTTCCAAAAGTAGGTAAAGGGGCGGCTACACTTCGTGTACCACAAACCGATGTTACACCTCTTAATGTGGATTTTTCACAAGTAACTGCAACACTACAAGATTGGAATGCTGCTGAGTATTCTGATATTTTTATGCAACAAAAAGTTAACTTTGACGAAAGACAAGAGTTAGTACAAGTTTTATCAAGTGCTATTGGTCGCCGTCAAGATCAGTTAATTATTGATGCATTAACAGCTTCAGGCACATCATTGACCGTTGATAACGACATTGGTGGTGCAGATTCAAATTTAAACGTAGCAAAATTACGTGAAGCTAAAAAACTTATGGATACAAATAACGTTCCTCCAATGGATCGTCACATGGTTATTCATGCTAACTCTTTAGCTTCTTTACTTTCAGAAACTTCTGTAACATCATCTGACTTCAATACAGTTAAAGCTCTTGTATCTGGCGAAGTTGACACCTTCTTAGGTTTCAAATTCCATGTACTTGGTGACCGTACTGAAGGTGGTCTTGCTGTTGATGGTTCTTTAGATAGAACTATTTGGGCATTCCACAAGCAAGCTATGGGTTATGCTGAAGGTATCGCTCCTCGCACCGAAATCAACTACATCGCAGAAAAAACTTCTTACTTAGTAAATACAGTTCTTTCTGCTGCTGCTGTTGCGATTGATGCTGAGGGTATTGTTCAACTCACATGTCGTGAATCTTAAGATAAGGAGAAGTTATAATGGCTTATACTAAAGACAACCTACAACCGATTGGTGGTCAGTCTAAAGCTGGTAACGCTCCTCAAATGTGGAGTTATACAGCACCTGGTACTGATGTTATTGCTGACATTAATACATCTGGTTATTTCAATGGCGCTTCTACTGTATTAAAAGTAGGTGACTTAATTCATGTATGGGACTTATCTGTTCCTACATCAACATTAGTTACTGTACTTTCTAATGCAAGTGGCGTTGTTGACGTTTCTGATGGTACAGCACTATCAGTAGCTGACGCAGACTAAGTAGTAAAAATGCAGATGACGGGGGTGTATGCTCCCGTCTATTTGCACATTTGGAGATATTAAATGGCAACTGGTGATACCGATATTAAAATATGTTCTGATGCATTATTAATGCTAGGCGCAAGTCCAATTTCGTCTTTTACAGAAGGGACAGATGAATCGAACATTTGTAGTAGGCTATACCCTGATGTCAAGATTAAAACATTAGCAAGTTATCCATGGAGCTTTTCATTTAAAAAAGTTCAATTAGCTCGATTAATTACAACACCCACTAACGAATACAAGTACGAGTATCAAATGCCATCAGACATGATTGCAAGACCTAGAGCGTTATATGATACAAGTACAACTTATGCAGTGCCTCGAAGAGATTATAAAATTCAAGGCGATAAAGTATTAACAAATTATGAAAAGGTATACATTGATTACCAATACAATATACCTGAATATGCACTACCGCATTTCTTTGTTCAATTGTTGAAATACCAAATGGCTTGGCATTTAGCAATGCCGATTACAGATCAAAATGAAAAGTCTGCTTATTGGCAACAAGTTGCTGAAGGCACACCTGGCGAAAATGGCCGAGGTGGTTACATGAGACAAGCAATGAACATTGATGGACAAGGACAACCAACAAACGCAATACAAGACTTCTCTTTAATTGATGTGAGATATTAATGGCTAGGTTTGTAAACGTACAAACTAACTTTACTTCGGGCGAGCTTGATCCATTAATTCGCTCACGTGTTGATATTGAAAACTACAAAAATGGTTTAGAGCGTGCTAAGAATGTAGTATGCCAACCTCAAGGTGGGGTAAGACGTAGACCAGGCACTCGCTTTTTAAATGAACTTGGCGGCACTCCAGCAAATGGTGTGCGTCTTGTTAGTTTTGAATTTTCTGTCAATGATAGTTATATGCTTTGTTTTACTACAGACAGAATGTATATTTATAAAGACAAAGTTCTTATAACAAATATTAACGGTTCTGGTAATCCATATTTAAATACAAGTGGATTTGGTTTAACTAGTACACATTTAGATCATATTGTTTGGACTCAATCTGCTGATACATTAATTATAGTTCATGAAGATCATCGCCCTATAAAAATTGTTCGTGGCGCAAATGATTCTACATGGACAATTTCTAACATTACGTTTGATTCAACACCAAAACATGCATTTACAATTAGCACATCTAACCCAGCCGGAACACTTACACCTAGTGCTGTATCAGGCAAAGTTACGTTAACTGCATCATCTGGTGTATTTAATAGTGGCCATGTCAATCAATATATTAATGTGGATCCTCAAGGCCGAGCTAAAATTGTAGAATATGTTGGTACTACATCTGTCAAGGTAGTGACTGAATTTCCATTCTTTGATACATCAGTTATTGCTAATGGTAAATGGGAATTAGAAACTGGTTACGAAGATGTATGGTCTGTTTCACGCGGATGGCCTCGATCAGTAACATTTCATCAAGGACGATTATTTTTTGGTGGATCACAATCTAGACCGTCTACTATATGGGGTTCTAAAGTAGGACTGTTTTTTGATTTTGAGCCAGTGGAAGGATTGGATGATGACGCTGTTGAAGCTACTCTTGATACTAATACTTTTAATGCTATCGTTGATATTATTAGTGGTCGTGATTTGCAAGTGTTTACTACGGGCGGTGAGTTCTATGTTCCGCAAGAAGGATTAGTTCCAATTACGCCTACTGACTTTTTCTTATCATCCACATCACGTAATGGATGTAAAGAAGGCGTACGTGTTAAACAACTTGAATCTGGTATTTTATTCGTACAACGTCAAGGTAAAGCATTAGCAGAAATTGCCTATTCTGATACACAGTTAACTTATTTAACTTCTAAAATATCTTTGCTTTCTGGCCATTTATTAAAAAATCCAAAACGTATGGATATTAGACGTGGCGTTAATACTGATGAAAATGATCTATTACTCATTGTCAATGCAGACGATGGAACGATTGCAGCATTTTCTTTACTACGTGCGCAAAATGTTATTGCTCCATCTGAGTTTACTACGGTGGGTTCATTTATTGATATAGGGGTAGATATTACAGACATTTATACAGTGGTCAAACGTTCTGATAGTGGAATAGATAAATATTATGTTGAGGTATTTGAAAATGAAAGACTCACAGATTCTGCTGTTATCGGCACTACTGCTGCTAGTTTGGATGCATCACACATTGATGGACAAACTGTTAATGTAATTTCAGACGGTTATGTTGAGTTAAATCAAACTGCCGACAGTTCTGTTACTTTTGTTAATCCTCCTACCGCATCATCTGAAGTTGGATTACCTATGACAGTAGAAATTAAAACAATGCCATTAGAATTAAAAGTGCAAGCGGGAACTCGTATTGGGTTTAGAAAACGTATTGTTGAAGTTAATGCATTGTTATATAAAACACAAAATTTAGTCATTAATGGTAACTTAGTTCCTATTCGAGCATTAGGTACTGGAGCGTTAGATACTGCTGTACCAGAGTATACAGGGACAAAGACATTACATGGTATACTAGGCTACAGCGCAGATGGACAGATTACAGTGACACAATCTACGCCATCTAAGTTTACCTTGTTAGGTATGGAATATAAAGTGTCAGTACATCAAGGAGCATAATTATGGCAGCAGCAGTCGCGCCAGCAGTCGGAACAGCATTTGGATCATCAGCAGTCATGGCTGCTGCTCCAGTTTATACAAGTATAGCGGCCGCTTCTGTTCCTACTATTGCCGGGGCTATTGCTACTCCATCTATTTTTACCACACCAGCCGCTATGGGTGGCGGTATGGGTGGCGGTGGAGGATTCTTTAGTACACTTGGAAGTAGCATTAGTAATGTTTTAAATAGACCATTATTAAGTACAGATTTATTTGGCGATATTACACTAAAACAAGCCGGCTATTTTGCATCCTCAGGGTTAAGTATGATTCAAAGTATACGTCAAGGCCAAATTATGAAGAGCCAATATGAACTTCAAGCAGCTCAAACATTGGCTGATATGGAGATTAAACGTGCCAATGCTACTATGAGTGCTGCTGAACGCTTAAGAAAATTACAACAAATACAAGGTTCAACTTTAGCTAAATCTTATGCTAGAGGTGTTGGTGGCTTAGATGGATCAGCATTATTAGCTCAAATTATTAGTGACCAAGAATATGGCCAAGATTATAAAATGGATTTATTTAATCTTAATAACATTATGACAACTGGATTTGTAAACAAAGAAGCATATAAAATGGCTGGCAAAGAAGCTGTTACTTCTAGCGTGCTTGATTCTGCAATTAAACTTGGTGAAGCAGCTTATTCTTATGATAAATTGTATGGATAAATTATGGCCTTAGATAAATACCAAAGATCACAGACTTTATTACCTGTTGGTGAATTGACTAATGTTGCAAGTCAACAAGCATTACGTAGCTCACAAACATTAGAAGGAAGGCTAGATAAGTTATCCTCTTATTTTTATGAATCTTTAAAAGAAGAAGCAGTAACTAAAGGCCAATTGTATGCGGTTAAAAATTCGCCATCTTTACAACAAATATATGATGCAGTTGAAAACAAACAGGATGTCAATGCACTGTTTGCTAAAGAAGGATCTTATTATGGTGATGCAGCGCGCGCAGTGCAAGCAGATTATCTAAGACAAGATTCAATTGCAACTTTTTTAAGTAAAACAGAGTTAATTAAAAAACAACTTGAAAATAGAACCTTAAGCTTTGATGATGCAGAGGCTATTGCTAGTTCTTTACAAGCAGAAATTAATGGGACATATGATGTTATTGCACAAATTTCTCCAGATGCTGCTTTAAAATTTAATGCACAAACAAACAAGTTGGGATATGACGTTTATTCTACAGCCAATGAATTAGCTTTAGAATATTCTTATCAGGAAAAAGTAGCACAAATTGATGAATTCACAACAAATGGTTTAAATTTATTTGAAAAAAAATTAGGCGAAGGCGATCCAGTTACAGCTATTGTATGGATGAAAGATATTAAAAATGACATTATCGCTTCATATGGTTTGTTAAAAGACAATGCTGGTATTGATAAAATTACTGATTTTAGAGAAAAAGAAAACAAGATTATTGCTAAAGTAATTACAGAAAAATTAGGTGCGCTTATTGATTTAGATGAAGGCCCATCTGCTTTATTAGACAAATTACATTCAGGCGAATTACAAAATTCATATGCAGATTTATATCAAGACTCTACAATTGTTACGGAACAAATGAAAGATGATATTGATGATGCTATAGCTAAATACGTAGAAGAGCAAAGAAAAATACAAACAGATACAAATACTTTTAGAGAGAAAAAAATTGCAATAGAAACAAGCGCATTGGAAGATGAATATATATATGGGGATCCAACAGAAGAACGTAAGATTGAAATTAAAACAAAACTACGTGAATATGTAAAACAATCTACTAACTATAAATACACCAATATTGCTGCTTTAGATGAAGCTAACACTAAAATAAATGATTCTAGTATTTTAAATTCTATCCAAGGACGTAAACTTAGAGACGATATTCTTGAAGGCAAAATTACAACACCTACTGCTTTGATGACTGTTGCATCTCAAATTATTACTGAAGATTATCCTGATGGTATTCCGGAAGATCAAGCATTCAGAATCTTTGGTAATTTATTAGAAAATAAAAAGATGCAAGCTATTATTCGTAGCGTTGATGAGGTTACGACTATACTTTCAGGGCCAGAAGATTCTCAGTTAGATAAAGATCAAAAACGTGTTCTTATAAATGACAAAATTAAAGGCACAATTACAGCTAATGAAAAATATAATCGTGAGAATCAAGATCAACCCAACTTTCAGCCTAGAACAACAGATCCTACAGAAATTAAAGCAAAGATTATTAGTGATGAAACTGTCAAAATGAGGCAAGAAGAGTATGAAAACTTATTAAAATTATATATAAGTGATCTTAAAAGTGCTTTTGAATTATTAGAAGACGAGTCTTTAATAAATTATATTAACAGCATAGGCACTGATATTAATACACTTAAAAATAGTCTACATCCTGATTCAACATTTATTACAAATTTATTTGAAAGAATTAGCAAATCAAAAGCACCAAAATCAGCACTTATTTTTACAAGAAGATTAGAAGAAATAAAAGAGAAAAGAAAAGAATATGAGGAGGCTTTAAAAAATGTCAGATGATCTCATGCAAAACTATGGGTTATATCGAGCCGAGGTTGAATTTGAACCTGAGAATGTTGCAGATGATGAAAAGCCAAATAAAGACTTTGTCATTCCTTCTGAGTTAGAAATTCGTATGGCTGAAGCAGAAGGTTTTAAAGAGTTTTATGGTGCTGTTGGTGTTGGGTTGACATCTGGTACTTTAGGTCTTCCCGGCACTATGGAACAACTCTATTCAGGTACAGCAAAAGTTGTATCTCAACCTAAACAAAATTTATTAAATTTATTTGGTCAATTTGCACAGCAACATGGTCATGAAGAAGTAGGCAAGGCGATACAAACATTGACTGGCTCACCACAAAATTTATCTGCTTTAGAAGCTTTTGCACAAGGATTAGCAGAAGAAACAGTATTTCCAACTTATGAAGATGTAAAGGAATGGTTAGCATCTAAAGGTTTGGCTTTTGATAATGAAGCCGGTGAATTGATTGGCGACTTATTGTCATTGAATATTATTCCCGGTCTTGCTAGTATAACTAAAAAAACAGGCAAAGCAATCCTTGACAAAACTACACCTGATCCAAATGCAGTTAAAGTTGTAAAAAAAAAGTTTCAAGATAGGCATGCGCAAGAAAAAATAACACATAATGTCTATAGTAAAAATGGAATATTAAGTGATGAAACAGGCGAACCAATGACTTTTTACCATGGCACAATGGAAAAATTTGACGAGTTTGATCTGTCTAAATCACACAAACCAGTTGTATATTTTGCTAACAAAGAAGAAGTTGCTAAACAATATACAACACAAAAGGGATCACGTAAAAAAGGTACTATAAAAGCAGCAAACTTAAAAATGGACAAACCATTTATAGTAACCGACTTTGAATTTACGAGTGGATTAGGTGAAGATATGGCAATAATCTATAATAAAATTATGAATAAAATTAAGAAGACATATGAAAAATCTTACTCATCTAACCAATGGTCAGTAGATGAAGATACAGTACGTAGATTAAAAAACAAAGGATACGATGGAATTATTGTGCCTGAAGAAGCAAGTCCTAGAAGACAAGCATTTTATATGGTGTTTGATACAGATCAAATTAAGGTGACAAATAAATGATTAGCAAATCAAAAGACATGAATAAAAATCTTGATGAGATGACATCTACATTAGATGATCTTAATACAACTGCTGCATCATTAAAAGGTGCAAGTGCAGCAGAAGATAGTAAAACGCCTATCAATCCTATTGAAACAGATTCTGTATTTACTGATGAAGAACCAGAACAAGTTGCTGTGCTTGGCCTAGGTTCAGCTAAGAAAGCTGTTAAAGAATATGTTGATAAAAAAATAACAACAGAAAAGGAAATTGGTAGTGTTCTTGACGAGGCGTTAAGTGGTAAAAAGATTGAATTTGAACAAGTACCATTAGAGGTAAATGGTGTAATTCAAACAGATAAATATGGCAATCCTATTATGGTTTTCCCTAAAGATGCACAAGGTAAAGATATTGTTAAGGAAAAGCAACGCAAGATTGTACAGCCAATTAAACGTAAAGAAGAAATAGACGAGATTAAACAGCAAACTACCCCAGAACCAACACCTAATCAACCGGATGAATTAAAACCTATTGATACTGATCCAGTCAGTGAAGATTTGGCTGCTCGTATTGAGCGTACACGTCAAGAGTTTATTTTAGATCCATCTAAAATGACTGCTGAAGCTAAAGCCAAACATATTAATATTGGTATTTATGATGACGATTCATTAAAAGCAACGATCACTGCTACGAGTAATGTACTTAATAAGTCTAAAAAATTTCAAACAACCACAGTTAATGACTTAAAGAAACAAGCACTTGAGTTAGGCCTTCCTGAAAAACGTCTGGAAGAAAGATTGGCTGGCCTACCATTTGAAAGTCCTGTAGGCAAGCATGCATTAGCTACACGTGTATCTGCGCTTGTGTATGAGTATCGATCAAGTTCTGAAATATTAGACTTATATTTTGAAAGACATGCATCTAAGACTTTGTCAGATATTGATAAGTTCAACTTATTGCAACAACTCAAAACTCATCAAATATTAGAAAAAGAATTATTAGGCGTTTCACAGGATGTGGCAACGACTATGAATACATTTAAAAAAGTTAAAGATTATGGCCCGGCTTTAACAGAGACAGACTTCCGAGCTATTTTAGACGCTAATTTAAGTGATAGTGCATTAACCAGATTAGGCCAACTTTACATGAATGCACCTAATCGATCTATTAAAAATAAATTATTGAGTAAACAAGAAGGTGGCTTTAATAAATTAGCTGATGCTGCATACTATACATTTATGTCTAATATTTTATCTGATGTTAAAACATGGTCAGAAAACTTAGTGGGTTCTGCAATTCATGGTGTTCTGATTAGCACAGAAGATTTGATTATTAGTGGCATGAACTCTGCGCGTAAAGCCATGGGTAGGAAAACAACTTATGATCAAGAATTATCTGATCATGTGCATCGAGCTTATGCTTTATTGCAAAACTTTAACGAGGCATGGGTGTCTGCTAAATATGTAATAAGAACAGGCAACAAAGCTGGATTTAAAGCAGAGCGTAGACATAATCCTTTATCAGCAGAAAACTTTTCTAACACTTCATTTCAAAATCCATTCTCTAGAAATGGTAAGGAATTCTATAAAACAGGTGAACTTAAAGATACGTGGGTTGGAAACTCATTAGATGCTGCTGGATTTGTACAATCTGTTCCTATGCGTTTCTTAGGTGCGGGTGATGAAATTATTGGTGTTACTTTAGCTCGTGGCGCACTGCATCAAAAAGCAACTGAATACGTACGCAGAAGATTAGGAGAATTAGCTGATGAAGGTGTTGAAATTGGCATGGCTAAAAAACGTGTAGCTAAAGAAGTTGCGGACTGGGTAGATGAAATGCCAGCAGATGTATTTGCACATAAACAAGAGGTTAAAGATTTAATACAGTTTACTTATAATTGGGATAAAACAAAACTATTAGATAAAACATATGCCAATGTTAATAAATTTTTAAGCTTACCTGTTATACGTTATTTTGTACCGTTCTCAAATACATTGACTAAAATTTTAGATCAAGGCACATCACGTATTCCTATATTAAATTTTATGTCACCACAATTTTATAAAGACTGGAGTCGTGGAGGGTATTATAAAGATAGAGCTAGAGCAAGATTACTAGTTGGAGGTACATTTACAACGACTGCATATTTTATGACAGCTGACGGTAAAGTGACTGGTGGCGGCCCAACTGATTATACACAGAAGCAAGCATTACAAAATACTGGATGGCAACCTTATTCATTTGTTATTAATAAGACTGGTATGAGTGAAGAGGCTTTAGCTAGGTTGAAAAAATATACAGACGTATCTTTTGACGGTGAAAGGTATTACGTATCGTATCAACGTTTTGATATGTTAGCACAACTTTTTGCAGCCTCCGCCGATTTCCATGACATTTATAAACATTATGATGGTGATCCAAATTCAAATGAAGTCACAAATTTACTTCTTGCAACTGCGGGAGCATCTTCTCAATATTTATCTAATTTACCTATTATGCAATTTACTGGGGAGATTGTCTCATTAACACAAGGTAACTATGAAAATCCTGGTGAACGTTGGGCAGATCTAATAGAAAGAATAGCTGAAAGAGGCTTAACAACAGCAGCATTAACAGTCCCTGTAGCAAGTATGGCTTTACAAGGATCAGCAACTGCTCATATAGCAAGAACGATAGATCCAGAACAACCATCTAATCTACCTGATTACATTCAAATTGGTGATACTCTTGAGGCTAAGCGTGCATATCAAACTGCTAAGAAAAGAATGATTGCTAAGATTCCATTTTTGCGTGGTGATTTAGATATGGCAGTAGACAATCTTGGTAGACCTATTTATCAAAAAAATACAGCACACCAACACTATTTAAATACAATCCCATTTATTAGTCGCACTGATGATAGACGCAGCAAGACTGACGAATTATTGGTTCAATATAATTATGGTATTTCTAAACCGTCACCAAAAATTGGCCCTGTGAGTATGAGTGATGAAATATATACAAATTATAAACGCATGTATGGTCAACAAGTAAAACTTAATGTTCTTTATAAAGATAGAAGCGGTAAATATGTAACAAACAAAGTTAACCTAGAAAAAGCAATTCAATTAAAAATTGAAGAGCAAGAAAATAAGTTTAAGCTTAAAGGCATTCCTATGGAAAAAATTCCAGTTAAAGTAATGCAAAAGATTGTTGCAAATGAAGTGGCTAAATATAGAGCAGAAGCGAAAAAAATTATGTTTGGTGAATTAGTTACACCTACAGATAAAACTAAACCACCTTACTATAGTAAGAAATATGATGACAAAGATGCTATGTATCCGGAATTTTCTGATGCATATAATGCACAACAAAATCTTACATATTATGGGCAATAATGTTAAAATATATTGAGGAAAAATTATGGCTATAGACATATCAGCAACCACGAGGCGTATAGTATACACTGGCTCAGCCGGCGTAGGCCCTTATGCATTTAACTTTGAAGTCTTAACTCAGACTGACATTGCTGTCTATTTTAATACCACCGAATTAACACTTACCACAGACTATACTGTATCAATCTCTGGTAGTGGTACAGGTTCTGTAACGATTGTCGTAGGTACTAATGTTCCTAGCACCCCTACAGTTTCTGATCGTATTACCATTGTCGGTGATAGAACTATTGCTAGAACAACAGACTTTACTACAGGTGGCCCACTCTTTGCTACCTCATTGAATGATGAGTTTGATAGTCAAACCATATTTGTTCAACAAATCTTAGAACAATCGGATCGATCATTACGTGCACCGAACACTGATCCTACTACAATTAATATGACATTGCCTCTAAATACTATTAGGGCAAATAAAACACTTGCGTTTGATGCGGATGGTAACCCAACTATTGGTGAACTGATTGGTGACTGGAAAGGCAATTGGGCAGCAGGCATAGCATACAACAAGCGTGACTTAATTAAAGACACAACGAATAATAACGTATACATCTGTCAGGTAGCACACACCTCCTCTGGATCATTGCCAATATCAAGCAATGCAGACTCAGCTAAATGGGATCTTGTCGTAGATGCCGCTGCCGCTGGAGCAGCACAAGCAGCGGCAGAAGCAGCGCAGGCCGCAGCAGAAGTTGCACAAACAGCGGCTGAGTTAGCAGAAACCAATGCTGAAACCGCAGAAACAAATGCAGAGACAGCAGAAACAAATGCAGAGACAGCACAGGCTGCAGCAGAATTAGCACAGACTGGAGCAGAAACTGCTGAGACTAATGCAGGAATTTCTGAAACGAATGCTGGTACATCAGAAACCAATGCAGCTACTTCCGCATCTAATGCGGCAACTTCAGAAAGTAATGCTTCAACATCTGCTTCAACTGCAACTACTCAAGCAGGAATAGCTACCACTCAAGCAGGTATAGCGACAACTCAAGCAGGGAACGCAAGTACATCGGC